TCGATGAAGGACATCCAGTCCTTGAAGGTATAGGCCTTGCACATCCAGCCGAAGGCCACAACGCGCGCCAGCCCGCCGCGATAGGTCAGGCCGGATTTCATCCGGGAACGGTGGGTGATGAACTTGAACGGCTCCAGCGGCTCGCCCTCGACCGGGGCGGCATCGGTCATCAGCAGCAACTCGCGGCGCGTCTCGCGGTCGAAGACAAAGAACCGAGGATCGCGGTGATCAAACCGCGCCGGGGTCCAGCGGCTGGCGCTGCGCGCCCAGTCGATCTCGACCACGGAAAAGCCCTTTCCCAGGGCGTCCAGCAGATCCTCGACCAGGTCCGCGAAACCGTCATGTTCCGCGATCTCCTCGCGCACCGCCTCGGCGATCTCCACGTCGCGCGCAGAATCGCTGGCCGGTTCGACCTGCGGCATGATGCCGGAAATGGCGCGCTTGCGGGTCCCCAGCACGGAAAAGTAATGCGGGTCGCGCTCTTCCATCTCCTCGGCCAGGATCAGGAACTCGCGCAATTCGCCCTGGTCGCAGGCCCGCAGGATCGACGCGAGCTTCACCGGGGTCAGACCGGACGCGGCACTGCCCGCCCAGGTCTGGCGGATGCCGGTCATCCCGCCCTCAGCCAGCGGGACGGTCAGCTTCTGTTGCCGCACCGGGCGGCCATAGGCATCAAGCAGGGCCATCAGAACAGTCCTTTCTGCGCCGCGAACCCGCCGGTCAGCCGGAACTCGCGGTCAAAATCATCGCCGCCGTGGCGCGGCACCGGCCTGTAGTCATAGGGCTGGTACGCCGATGCCGCCCCGCTGACCGCAAGCGCAATGGCCCAGAACCGGTCGGCGTGCCCGTCGGTCTCCCCGTCCGCCACCAGGCGGCGCACCCCGGTTGGTCCCACATTGGACTGGATCGCGTGCAGATCGGCGCGCAGCACCACGTCACCGGCGGGCAGGCGCGCGCGGCGGTCCTGCATCGCCTCTTTCAGATGGGTGGCGAGATCCAGCCGGTTCGGCCCGGTGAACAGCACCCCTTCCACCCGGTCGGTGCCATGGCGGCGCTGCGCGTCTTCGACCGGCTTTTCGCCCATGCCGGTCTGGTCCATCCGGTGCCGCACGATCCGGTATTTGCGGAACATCCCGTCCCGGATCGCGTCCTGCTCGGCAAAGCTGATCCGGCGGCGCACCACCATCTCGCGCAGCCACAGCACATCGCCGACCTGTTCGAACACCGGCAGCACGAACAGGTCATTGCGCGCCGCGATATCCTCGCCCGAAAAGCAGGGGCCACCCTGATACAGCCCCGGCAGCCCGGCGGCAGGGTGTTCGCAGCCGCTGATCAGGTCGTAATCCAGCCAGGCGCTGGCGGCATCCAGCCACTTCAGTTCGAATTCCTGCGCCCAGGCATCCTCGTCGGCAAGCGCCGCCCGCAGCTCGGCCACGTTCACCTCCAGGCCCTGCGCCACCGCCTGATAGATATCGGTCACATGGCGCGACCAGGTGTCGCCTTCCGCCGTCATCAGCTCGTAGAACTTGTTGCCCTTGCCGTTCGGCGTGCTGATCACGCGCAGCTTGTGCCCGCCGCGCGCCACCACCGGAAAGGCGCTGGCCCAGATGCGGCGGCTGTCCCTGTGGAAGGCAAACTCGTCGAGCAGCAGGTTGCCGCCAAAGCCGCGCGCCGCATCCGGGCTGGCCGACAGCGCAATGGCCCGGCTGCCACCGGGAAAGCGCACCTCCTGCGTCTTGTAGCTGGCCTCGGGCACTTCGATGACCGTGGTCTGCCCGCCCGCCGTCACCTCTTCGCGGTGGGCAGGCACCTTGAACTCGCCCTCTTCGAACACCGGTTCCTGCTTCCGGGCGAGACCCCGCAGCACCTCGTAATAGGCCCGGACCATCGGTTTAAGGGCGTCTTCAAGGGCCTCTTTCGCCGTGCCTTCCGACCGCGACAGGATCGTCCAGCGCGTCTTGCGCCCCTCGGCCTCGGCCGCCGTGCAATCCGCCGCCACCTCGCCCATCGATGCAAAGGTCTTGCCGCCGCGCCGCGTCATCATCCCGATCTTGAACCGCGACCTGTCGGCGATCCAGGCCCGCTGATAGGGCAGGAAGCGGATCAGCGGGCTGTCCGGGGCAAGGGCGCTCACTGCTGACCCTCGGTCATGCCGGTCAGGGTCTTCAGCGCACGTTCCAGCGACTTGTCGATCTGCGATGGCACCGCAGGCCGTGGCCGGCCATTGTAGCCCTGCAGCCGGGTCATGACACCGCGCAGCGTCCGCCCGTCCACCGGCTGCCCGGCAATCATCGCCCGGATCACCCGTGCCGAATCCCGGCAAAGCTGCGCAACGTCATGGTCGCGCTTTGCAAGGTAAGCCGCCTGCAGCGCAAGATCATTCGCCACCTGTGCCGGGGTTGCGGTCATGTTGCGTCAATCCCCGTCTTCGGGCAGCACCACGCGGCCAGGCTTGAATACCGCCCTGTTCAGGGCCATAAAGCCCTGCTCGATATGAGTGCGGGCAAGGGCAAGCCAACGCTTGTCCGTCTCCGGGTCCGTCGCTGCGCCGTCGAGAAGGCGCAGAATGCGCTCCTCCAGTTCCTTGTTGCGGTTAACCTGGGCGATGGCCCCTGCGCTTTGCGGCTTGTAACCCGCGACTGGCAGACCCGGTTCCGTCCCCGGCGCAGCCGACGTCTTCTGCCAATGGCCCAGTCCGACCTTTTCGCTCATCACGTCAGCCCCAGAATACGGCTGGCCTCGGCCCGGAAATCGGCACTCACCTCGCCTGCCGCCACCGCCTGGTCCAGCTTCGCCGCCTGCGCCTTGCGCTCGGCCGCCACCAGCTGCTCGCGGATACCGGCGGAACTCATGATGTCCTTCATCATCTTGCCCAGGAACCCCAGTTCCCTGGGGTCGATCTCGTCGCCCGCCCTGGTCATCTGCGCCTGCATCACCTTGAAGGCCAGCGCGGTGATCATCTGGAACAGCACGTTGTGCCGCTTGGCTTCGTCGCCGATTCCGGCCTCGGACATCCATTCGGTGGCCCAGGCACTGGCGGCCTCCTGCACCTTGACGAACTCGGCATATTCGGCCCCGTAGGAATGCAGGGCCGATTTCTGGATGCGCAGCTCCAGCCCCTCTTCCTCCAGCTTCCAGTTCAGCGCCTCGGCCAGCGCCTCGTAGCCTGCAAAGCCGCGCGTGCGCAGTTCCGCCTCCAGCCAGCGCTTCAGCTCGGGCGGCAGCAGATCGACCTTGCGGGGGGCGGGCATGATCAGCGCCTCGGGCCGGGGCGCTGGACCTCGGGATGCGTGGCCAGCCCGCGCGCCAGTTCGCAGCCGCGCGCGGTGGCGGTCACCACGATGAACTCCGCCCGGTCCTCATAAGTCACGAACCCCTGTTCGCGCAGCCAGGCCAGTTCGGTGATCACCTGATCGCGGGTCGATGGCACACCCACGCCGATCAGCACCGACTGCAGGATCGACCCGTTGCTGGTATACTCCGCGCAGGCTTCCAGATGGCGCAGGATGGCAAGGCGGCGGTGTTTGCGGACCAGATCGCCATAGTCGCTCATCGCTTGCCTGCCTCCAGCAGATGCGCGTCATGCCGCGCGACAACACTTTCCAGCCGCTCCATGATGGCGACGTTTCCGGCCATGACCTGGGACACCGACTTGATCTCGCCTTCAAGCCGCACGATCGCCAGTTCCAGCGAATGAATGTTCTGCAGCGACGGCAGCGATTCCTGCCCCTGCTCCACCGTGCTGATCCGGGCCTCGTGCTGCTGCAGCTGATCCGCATGGGCATCCAGCCGTTTGGCATTGGCCCGGCTGCCCGAGGCCATCAGGTTCCAGATCGTCAGCGCAAAGGTCAGCAGCATGTTCAGGGCCACCACCCAGGCGACCAGCGGGCTGATGTTCAGCACATCCCCGCTCATTTGCCGATCCATTTGGCAGCCACATCCTTGACCGTGTGCCCGCCCATGTAGAGCGACATGTAAAGCGCGCTGATCCCCATCAGATGCTCGAACGGCATCGGCGGCAGGGCGATCTTCCACCAGGCATTCGCCACATGCAGGAAGATCACGTTCCAGAACCACAGCACGCCCAGCCCGTACATGCCCAGCGGCCGCCAGGCCCGCACCCAGACCGGCTCGGCCCGCTCCGCGTCAAAGATGGCCTGCCTGGCATCAAGCTCTGCCCTGTGCAGCGCGATGATCTCCGGGGCCAGGGCCTCGGTATCGGTGATCGCCTGGCGCACCACATCGGGGTGCTTGGCGGCAAACCCGTCCAGCGCCTCGGGCGCAACCCCGGCCAGATCGGCAATGGTGCGGATCACATCACCGGCCAGCGCACCACCGGCCTTGCCCAGCTTCTGCGACAGGACCTTTTCGACAAAGGGCGCGCCCACCTGGGCGGCAAGGGCAATCAGGGCAGACATCAGAAACTCCTCA